CTTTACCAGCCAACCAAGCACCAGCTCCTACTCCTGCACCAGCTAAGGCGGCCCCTGCACCGACACCAGCTCCGATAGCCGCTCCACCTGCCGCAACTCGTACTGGTGCCGCTCCGGCAGTTCTCATTGCACCAACCATACCCATACTGCCTACGCCACCGCCACCACCTATCATTCTCGCGGCGGCTAGTGTTCCTTTGAAAGCTATCATGGCAAGTTTCATTGATCCATATAAAACAATGATACCTCCTAATGCTATACCTAATGCACTGAGTTGTGATTTAAATTCTGGCATTTCACCTCTAGTTAATTTTTCTATTCCTGTCGCCATGTCGTCTATCCAACCTGACACTTTTTCTATAGCAGGAATTAACATATCAATCAACATATTTTTTAATCTTTGCCATGATTGGTTTAAACCAGCCATTGCTTTATCATTAGACTCAACCATTTTTTGTTGTTCAAGTTGTGTTTCATTAAATTTTGTACCAAACTCTGTATATCTTGCCATTTGAGTTGTTGCTGATAAAATACTATTTCCTTGAACATCTAAGATAGATGCTAACCATTTATCTTGTTTGCCTCGTGCTTGGGCCAGTTCAGCTGTTCTTTGTATTTCTTGTGCAAATTGTGATGCATTTATTTCACCATTTCTAGCCTGTTCAGCCATTGCACCTAAGGCTGGATTCAATAGCATTAAAGATTTTCCAAAATCAGTCATTGGTACTCCGCCTGTAGCAATCAAATCTTTTAATCCTTGTTGCATATCTGCGTCTTCAATTCCTTGAATTGCTCCTATAACTCCTTTTAAGTTATCATTAGCACCTGCCTCTAAGGCTTGGAATAATCCAGAAAGTCTTTTGCTAGACACATCTTGTTTCAGTTGTTCGGAAATCATTTTTCTATGTTTACCAGTTATTGTGGCTAATTGATCTAATTGAAGAATATAATTTGTAGTACCGTCAGCTAATTGTCTGTCGGTCATAGTTTGGGATCTACCCATTCTTGTTTGAATATCTAAATAGTCTCCAAGATATTCTATTTGAGTTTCAAATGCAATACCCAGTCTATTCATTGCTGGCCCAAATTCTTTTTGAATTATACCACTAATATTTGCAAATCTTTTAGCTCCGGCAGTAACACTTCCACCAAACAATGCAAGAATGTCTGATGAAGAAGCTACAGCATCTTTAAAAACGTTAAGTCCGACGCCGGCAGTTATTGCCATTTCTCTATATCTTACTAAACTTCCAGAAAATTGTAAACCTGCACCACTTAATTCATGGAACATAGCAATTTGTTTAGTAAGCTCATCCATGAGTAGTCGAATAGTTGTTCCAAGAGCTTGAAAGGCTATATTAGAATCTCTTGTTGAAGCTTCTATGGCGTCTCCAAAATCTGATAACCTAGTTCCACTATTAGTGAGCATTCCGCCCCACTGCATAATGCCTTGACCTAGGCTACGAAGTGAATTACCAAACGTGTCGGCTTGTTCGCCGGCATCGCCTACTGCGTCCCCTAAACCTGATAGATTTTTATTAAACTCAGCAAAATTGACCCCCATCTTTAGAGCAAGTGCTTTTAATGTGGTTTCTTGAGCCGCACCTACTACTTCTATAGCCTTACCACCCCAACCTTCTGGTAAGTCTGACGGTAATCTGATTTCTACTTTAGCCATTCGTTAAAACCCTAGTTAATTGCTCTCATAAATATATGTGTATATTACTATTATTGTTAAACATTAGTAATATTTATACGGAGAAAATATGCCAAAAAAAACAACAAGCGGAAAATCTAATCCATTAGAGAAATATTTTAGACAACCTAAAATATACTTAAAATTACCCAGTGGTGGAGAATTTTACCAAGATGGTACATTGGATTTGCCCTCAAATGGTGAAGTACCTGTGTATCCTATGACGGCAAAAGACGAACTTACATTTAAAACGCCTGATGCCCTAATTAGTGGTCAAGCTACTGTTGAAGTTATTAAAAGTTGTGTTCCTAATATTAAAGATCCTTGGTTAATGCCTAGTATTGATTTAGATGCGGTATTAATAGGAATTAGATTAGCAACATACGGAGAAAAAATGACTTTAAGTGTTAAAGTTCCTGGAACTGGAAGTGATAGAGACTTCGAAGTAGATCTAAGAACTTTATTAGACAGGTTGATTAGTGCAAAATATAATGATGTTTGCTTCTATAATAATATGGAAGTAACAATTAAACCAATAACTTATAAAGAGTTTACTAATAATGCTCTTAAGACTTTTGAAGAACAAAAAATCTTTAGTTTAGTAAATGATAAAACTATACCAGACGAGCAAAAGATGGATATGTTTAACAAAAGTTTTATAAAACTTACAGCATTAACAGTTTCATTGGTTTCGGAAAGCATTGTTAGTATAAAAGTAGACGGTGAAGTTGTTACTGATTCTAAAATGATAGATGAATTTATGAAGAACGCAGAAAAAGGATTTTATCAAACAGTATTAGATCATATAACAGCACAACGTGAAGAATTTGCTATTAAACCTTTTAAAGCTACAACCTCTGAGGAGGATCAAGAAGCAGGTGCACCTAAAGAATTTGACGTTCCAATAACTTTTGACCAATCAAATTTTTTCGCGTAAGGATATTGACAAAAACTCTCCCTGAGATTCTTAAGGAAGTTGATGTCCTAGATAGTGAGAGTAAACAACTTAAAGCTGATTTATTCAGATTAGCTTGGTATATGCGGGGAGGTGTGACTTTAAATGAAGCATTTAATACAACCTACGAAGACCGTGAAATTATGTCAACAATTATAAAAGAAAACCTTGATACAACCAAAAAATCCGGATTACCATTCTTTTAATCCACAATTTTGATACCTATAACATTATATGAATACTTAATTCTGTGAGAATACCGTTCTAAATATGTCTGTAATGGAAATTTACACACAAATTAACAAGCCCGACTGGGTGCATCAAGACGACTCCTGGTTGCCTTGCTTAAAGTCCACGACAGTGGACCACAAAGAAGCAAAAAAACAAGCCTTGTTAATAACTCACATCAAAGCCATCGAGCATTACAAGTATCCCCTTGAGTCGTTGTTCGATCAAAAGATTATATGCGTAGGTTCTAAAACTTACGATAGACTTCATGAGATGGGATTCAAACATATAGACTGGCGCCCCCGCGCCGAAGAAATTCGGATCGTGTCGCGAGACACAGGAGATATTACATGGTTAAGGGGAGACAAATGGGCACGAGATTTTTCACACATACAAAAAGTTACAACAATCCAAACATACAAAAGCGAACCGCACAAAACTAACATTAAAAAAATATTAAAGATGAGTCCAGACATATTGCACGTATACAGCAATACAGTATTAAAAGAATTTGAAATAAGAAGTTGGCCTACAACACTTTTAAACCACACTCAGAGTTGTGATCCAGATCGAGCACTGTGGAAAGAAACAAAAGTATTTGATCCTAATGTATAGTGAATGAACTTCGTTCATTCAAGTTGGTCTTCGACCCACTGTTTATCCTATTAATTTGTTACGAAGTAACTTGCATCATGCAGATAGTTCAACCATACTTCTCCCAAAACGGGAGAAGCACAGTCATCATGCGAGATGAGCCTGCCATTTTGTGCAAAGAGATTTTTTACGGAGGCGGTAACCCGACAACCCCCTACTCAGAACTTCTATAGTTACGGGAGATTATTAATTCTACACAAATCAAACTAATAATCTTGGTGTTGTATCTTTTTCACAGAGCACCTTCTTTATGTAATGTGCAACACATCAGTATCTAACCGCACAAATTGACGGCTTCAAGATGAATCGAGCTCCCTCGATTAAACGGAGTTGCTATATTGTTATTTTGGTTATATGCCTTGAGTTGATAATTGTGCAACCTGTGATTTATTAAGTTGCCAAAAGGAATCAAATTCTGTAAAAACCCAGTGTGTATTAGATTTATTATGAGTATAAAGAACATGACTACCCATAGTTAACCTAACCTGACGTTCTGGTGCCGTCAATTTGGTTTCGAAGCACACATACCTACCTTTACGGTTGAATTTCATTGCTAGGATGTTGAAATCTTTATCTTGTGCTGAATCTAATGTTTGTTCTAACCATTCATCTAGTTTAAGAACAGGTTTATTCCATATAAGCTGATGAAAAGGAAATTCAGAATAGTTTTTACATTCCATATTGAAATGATTCCACGTGTCAGGAGGTATTATGTCGCTTTTCGCTCCGCGGATTTGTCCTTCGGACAAAGTGTCCTTACGGACCGCGTTGGCTCCGCCAACGAACGCACCACTTGCCGGTACCCGGATGAAAGACAGCTGATATAAATCAGACAAGAAATTTGCCATTTCTCTTTCAAATCCTTTTCCTTTATTTTTACTCTTGCTTGCCATTGTTAATTGTTTTTAATAACTTCCTATCTTTTTTTGCTTTTATATATTCATCATGAAGTTCTTTTCTTCGTTTCCTTGCTAATATACGTATCTTTCCAAGTGCTCTTCTGGCATCTATTTTTGGAATTTTACTTTTCTTTTTAGCAAACAACTCATTAGCTTTAAAGTAATCTAAGTATGCTTTAGTTAGTTTGTCGTGCGTATCATCTTCCAGTTGGCTCATAAACCTCCATATCGTTAGCGTATGACGTAAATCCATTTTCTTTTATTACTTTAAGTACATTATTCACACGTCCTATTAATTCATCTTTGTGACTTATAAGGAATATGTTTTTACTTCTTTCTCTACTCATCTTTTTAAGAATTGCTAAAGAACTTTCTACTCCTGCTACATCCATACCACTATCTATTAATTCATCTATAAACAATAAATTAATTTGTTGATATAAATTTTCCCAAACATCTCTAAATGCAAAACTTAATCCTAATATTAATCTGTTTCTTTCACCTCTACTTAAATTATCAAAGTCTAAATCTTGTCCTAATTGTGTTATTTCTACAGTTAAATCGTTTTTAAATGTAACAATATGAGGTAAACCTAATTGATCCAAATATTTCATTAATCTACTATTAAGGAATCCTAGATTTTGATCTATAATTTTCTTTCTAATAAAACTGTCTTTGTTAGTTAATAACTTCATTAAAAACTCTTGGTGTTCTTTTAGTGTTTGCATTGTATTAACATTATCCCATTTAATTTCTTGTACTGCTTGATTTTTAAGTTCATTAACTTGGTCAGTGTAAGGATTTTCATCTAAATATTTTGTTTTAAGATTTGATTTTAAATTATCTAAATGGTTTTTATGTTCATATGCATCTGTAACTGTATCATAAAATGTTTCAGGTTTGGTTCCAAGTTTTCCTAATTTTCCTATTTCATTTTCAACTTTACTTAATTTTATACTTAAATCTATAACATAACTATTTGCTTCGCCATATTCTTCTTCTAATGTTCTTTGCATACCTCTTATTTTTTCTATTGGTAAATCTTGACCACAAGCATAACATATAGCTTCTTTATGTAAACCTTCTAAATCTATATCTATTTTCTTTGCAACTTTGTCGGATTGTTCAATTGTAGATTCATAATTTTCTACATCTGTTTGTAATTGCATTATTTTGTCATTAAGTTTATTCCAAGATTCTAATTCTTTATGTAATTTTAATTCTTTTTCAATATCTACAGATTCTAATTTTTTAATAGTGTCTTGCATATCTTTTAAATCTACTTGTTTTTGTGTTTCCCATGCTTTTGATTTATTTGTAAGTGATACTATTGTTTCTTCAATTCTATCATTGCTAATTTTAATTTGTTCTAATCTTGCAGTTTCTAATGCAATTTCTTCTTTCATTCCTTTAATTTTTTCTTTAAGTATTGCCGCCTTTTCAGATAATAATGTTATACCCAATAATTGTTCAATTATATCCTGTTGTTCTGTATGATGTAAACTTAAAAAAGGTTGTGTATATGTGTTTAAAGCAACAATATGTTTAAACATCCTTGAACTTATACCCAGCATACGGCTTATATCTTCTTGTGTTTTTCTGCTGTCTCCTTGGGCATCTTCGGACATTTCTTGTTCTTGATCATTTACATAATACTTCAATATGTTTGGTTTTCGTCCACGTTCTATTCTATATTTTGTTGATGCTTTTTCAAAAGTTATTGTAACCATCATATTTTTATTATTGGTTTTGTTAACTAAATTATCTCTTTTAATTTTGGTTAATGCTTCACCAAATAATGCATAACTTAAAGCATTTATAATGGTTGTTTTACCTGTACCATTTCTACTTCCAGCATCATCTCCACCCATATCAAGATTTTCTCCTAATACTAATGTTAGTAATTGTTGTTGGAAATTTATTGCTTGGGTTTGTTGTCCCACGCTCATGAAATTTTTTACTGTCAGGTTATTAATTTTAATCATTACAAGTCTCTATAAATTGACAACAATACTTTTTTATCGTAGTTGTCAGAATCAATTGCTTCTATTTCTTTTGAAACAATTTGATCCACAGATTCAAATTTTGTAACATCCAAATCTGTATGAATTTCTTCATCTTTCTTACTAGGTATTAATACAATTTCTCTACAATTATACTCCTTCATGAAATTTTCTTTAATAAAACTTGCTTCTTCATAACTAATATCTACATCCAAAGTTACTCTTAAATGCATTTTTGGTTTCATTATTTCTTTTGTTTTATCTAGTAATTCACTTAATTTAACATTTTTATATTTTGGACAGTTCCACCAATTAATATATTCAGGTTCTTTGCCCCATTCTAAAAACATCATTCCTCTTTCATTGTCATCAACATCTGCGTAATTGTGTGGCATAGCATTACCAATATAAGTTATATTTTTAGCTGTTTGTCTTTTATGAAAGTGTCCAGAAAATACATACTCTTGATTTTTAAAATTAGCAGGCATTAATTCTCCAGTATCTGGCATTTCTATCATAGCGTTCATTAAGAAATGTGGTAATTCAAAATGTCCAAACATATATTTGGCTTTTATTTTGGTTACTTTTTTCCATTCATCACCAATCATCCATGGAACCATAGTTACCTCTCCTATAGTAGTGACTTCATTAACAATAGTAATACCTGGAATAAATTTTCCAAATTCTACAGAATGAATATCTCGTTTATCTTTAAAGTATAAATCGTGATTACCCGGAAAAAAATAAAAATTTTTAAAAGCCTTACCTAATTTTTCTAAACTTCTTAAAGAAGCGTCCATAGTTGTTAAATTTAATGAATTTCTATTATGATGCCAATCACCGCAAAACATTCCTGTTTCACAACCTCGTTCTTTGGCTTGTTCTATATACCAATCTATAAATTCTTCGCAATCGTTATTATGAATTTTTGAATTTGATTTTAGTCCAAAATGAATGTCCGTGAATACTGCTAATTTTTTAAACAAGTCATATCTCCTGTATTTTAGTTTGCTCTTTAGTTTAAACTAAATTTATTTTTATGTCAACCTTAACGGCTTTTTTTCTTAACCGGTTTCTTTGTAGGAGTTGGTGGAGGTGGTGTTCCGGGTGCTGTATTGGAAGCCTGAGCTTGTCTGGTGCTACTAGGCATCATATCATTCATTTCCAATATATCATCTCTAATATTTTGATTTCTTTTTTCGATATTAATAATTCGAACAAATGAATTTGTAACTGCCGCTGTATAGTATGCAAAAGGGTTATTAGATTTTGATTCATCAAATTGTAAACCAATTTGTGCTAATTGTAATATAGCTTGACCTTGCATTTCATCGTTGTAAGTATATCCTCTTACATTACCTCTAGTAGAATAACGTTCACAAAGTTTCATCCACATTTGTGCTAATCTTGTAGTAACTTGACCGATGTCTTTATTAAATTTACCATTATGTAATCCACCTTCCCAATGACTTTTTCCTACACATACCAAATTACCAGCTTCGTTATATTTCCAATGTTGAAATGGTGGAAAATTTACTTTAATTTTTGTATCTGCAATGGTTCTAGGATTTCTTCTACGTCCAGGCTCATCTGGAATATGATTGTATGTCATTACTCTGAATACTAAATCATTTTTAGGAATTTTTTGATATCTTATTTCACAATCACTATATCTTATTTTTGGATTAAGTTTCTTTTGCTTTTCATAGTCTCGTTGGGATATTCTTTTAGCTTGATTACGTTTAGCTTGGGCTATGGTTCTTACGTTAATTTTCTCTATAAATGGTACTATTAAATCGTATTGGGAGTCGGTTTCGCCAGGAAAACTGCAATAACTGACCTTGGATCTGTGTATTTCTAACAATAAGTCTTTATTATTTAGGTAATTTACTTTTTTCATAGAATACTTTGTAATTAGTCTACATTATAAACAGAGCACTTAATTTTGTCAACTAAATATTTGCATAGGAGTATTATGGCATTCAGTAGTGATAACATAACAAATAAGGTTAAACAAAATGCAGAGTCTTATGCTAAAGGATTCAACAAAGGAGCTAACCTAAAAAAAACAGCTAACCTACTTGCGTCCAATGTTAAAGACGGTTTATCTAGTGCTGTGGGTAAATTTAAAAGAACAACCAATTCTATAATTTCAAAATTAATGGATGGAATACCAGATAACTTATTGGCTAAAAAAATGACTGAAGCCAAATTGATTACTAAATCTGGAGAACAAGATTGGCGAGTAAGATTAAGTTTACCAGCAGATTATCAAAGAATGACAGGTCAAGATGATCTTTTGGCTCCTTTATTAGATACAGCAGGATTAGTATTTCCTACAAACCCAACAGTACTTGTTTCACATGAAGCAAATTATAATTCATTACACCCTGTTCATACAAACTATCCTTTTTGGGCTTATCAAAATAGTGCAATAGGACAAATTACAATTACTGCAAATTTTCCTGTACAAAATTCTTTAGAAGCTAGATATTGGGTAGCTTGTATTCATTATTTGAGAAGTGTAACAAAAATGAATTATGGACAAGGACCTAATGCAGGTTCTCCCCCACCAGTAGTAAGATTTAATGGATATGGTGATTATGTTTTTAAAAATGTACCAGTTATAGTTACAAGTTTTCAATTTGATATGCCACAAGATGTAGATTATATTAGCTGTGGCTTTAAAGAAGACGCGGCTTCTAATAATCCAATTCATAATAGTGAACAGTTCCAAGAAGCAAGTGGAAAACCAGAATCAGGTCCATCATCTTGGGCACCGTCAACAAGTTTATTAACAGTATCAGTTGTTCCTCAATACAGCAGAAGAGATGTTTCTAAATTTGATATGAAGAGTTTTGTTAAAGGTGAATATGGATCAGGAGATACAGGATTTATTTAATTATGGCAAATAAAGTTTATTCAAAAACTAGTCCTTGGCATTCAACAGATATGGAACCAACTCGTTTAGGACATTTTAAAATAAGACCTGTTCCTGAAAGTGGTGATGATTTTTTATATACAGTAGAACCTCAATATAATCATAGACCAGATTTATTAGCTTATGACATTTACGATAATCCTAAATTATGGTGGGTGTTTGCTCAAAGAAATATGAACGTCTTAAAAGATCCAGTATTTGATTTAGAACCTGGTGTAGAAATTTATATTCCACAAGGACCTAGATTAAGAGAATTATTGGGATTATAAAATGACAGGAGCAAAAGTACTTAAAGCACAGTCTAAAAAGATTGAAAACAAAGTCAATGCTGTCACAACTAAAGTAGCAAAAGATGCCTTTCATGGAAAAATCTCACAGGCTGATATGACAACTCAAATGAGAGCCTATAATGGCGCAGATGCAGGTTTTGAAGTATCAAATAATATCAAAAAATCTGTTACCCAAGTAGATGTAGGAGAAGTAACAGCCGATGGTGGTTATTCTGCAATTAAAAAAACAGAAGAAGCTAGAAAAATTTCTTTTCTAGAAGAAAACGCTCTTAACAAATATAGATCATTTAATACAATTTTTACTTTAGCGGCTTTAAATTTTTATGAAGTTAATTTTCCTGAAATTTTATTAGAAAAAGGACCTGCTCATATTGTTGCTAAATCCGGTGGAGGTGGAAAAAGAGTTACAAGTGCTGTAGGAATGGGCATGGACGGCGATTTAGAACTTTTTATAGATAGTGTTAATATTGATGCCATAGTTGCACCAAGTCCTAAAAATAAACATACTCAAGCGACAGGAGTATCTTTTACTGTAAAAGAACCTTATAGTATGGGAAAATTTTTAGAAACGTTGCATTTAGCCGCAATGGTAGCCAATGATGATGATGGGACAAAATCTACAAATTATTATAATTCTCCTTATGCTCTTATTATAGATTTTAAAGGTGAAAATGATGCAGGACAATTAGGTTATGGAAAAGATGAAGGTGCATTAAGAAGAATAGTTCCTATAAGAATTACTGCGGCCGATTTTAATGTTACTGCTGGAGGAGCCACATATGAAGTTTCAGCAATACCTTGGAATGAAGCGGCATTTTCAAGTAATGTAGAAAAAATTCCACATGATATTACATTAGATGGTACAACTGTTCATGAAGTTTTACAATCGGGTGAGTATAGTTTAATGAATCAACTTAATTTTAGAGGAATTCCTAAACCTGAAGTAGCAACATCAGGACGTAGTGCAGGACTCTTGAATATGTATGACGATATCTATCTTACAATGAAAGAAAGAAAAGCAAATGATTATGTTATATGGTTTCCTACAGATAATGAATTAATTACACAAAGAACTGCTCCAGATATAGGAGAAATTCAAGTAGAACAAGCAACATTAAAATATAAAGGCAAGGGAAAAACAGAATGGCAGAATAATATGTCAAAAGTTCCAACTAGAAATAAAACAATAGAAACAATATTCGGTGGCAAATTAAATGTTAGTCAAAGTTTAGGTAATGGAATTCAAGTAACTCAAGCAAGAGGTCGATCTGATTTTGGAGTTGCGGCATTTACAGGTAATAACATAGGAAAAGCTAAAATGGTTACCGATGATAGTTTTTATGAAGCTTTAGGAAAAGCATTCCCAGATCCTGAATCTGAAAATCAATCGGTTGATGTTGGAGGTTTAAATTATTTGTATGATAAAAAGAATAAACTTTATCATAGAAATAAAGTTATTTTTGATGCTTCTTCAAAACATTTTACTTTTTTAGGAGGAACACCAATTAGTGATATTATAGAACAAGTAATATTGTTAAGTGATTATGGTCATAGTATTGCTAAAAAAGAATCAGAGCCAGGAAAAACTGATTGGTTTAGAGTACAACCTAAAGTATTTCAAATGCAAGATTCTGCTATAGCTCAAGCTACTGGTCGACATCCACAAATATTTGCTTATACTTTAATAGTATACAAAGTTATATCTGATATATTTTTATCACCAACTGATCAAGCAAATGCTGTTGCAACATTAGACAACCAAGTTAAAAAAGCATACAATTATTATTATACAGGACAAAATTTAGATGTATTAGATTTTGATCTTTCATTTAAGTTTGCATTCTATCAACCTGTGCCTGCGGATAAAGGAGATACTCCTGCCAATCAAACATCAATGTCTAAAGGTGGAGTACTACAAAGTAAAGGTACATATGAAACTGGTACTGGCTCTTCAATGGATAAAGCTGTCATTGGAGAAGGGTTTGCAACACAACAAGGAGAATCTAAGGAAGGGTATGGCTCTCAAGATGAAACGCCAGCGGCAAGAGTTGCTAGACACTTTAATGATGTTATTATCAATAGTAGTGTTGATTTAGTATCTTGTGACTTAACTATAATGGGAGATACATATTGGTTGCCTAATAGTGGACTAGGTAATTATACTCAACCATCAGGTTACGTATCTATAAACGACGAAGGCACAGTAAAAGGATTTGCAGATGCAGATGGTGATGCACCTTTTACAACTAGTCAAGTTTTATGTAAATTAAATTTTAGAACTCCATTTGATTATGCAATGGATGAAACAGGAGGTCAAATGGCATTTCCTACAGCATCAGCAAAAGATAAAACTCAAAAAATAGGAGCATTCAGTGGCTTGTATAGAGTTTGGCAAGTTAAAAATGAATTTAATTCAGGAAAATTTGTTCAAATTTTATCAATGTTAAGAGTTAGAAATCAAGAAGTTAAAGTTAAAAGAGGAACAAAAGCCAATATCAAAAAAGCTGATAGGCCAAACATGGCAGATGTCGCTGGACCCGTACAAAATATAACACTTCCTTCAGGAGATGTGTATGCTGTAGGCGATGAATCGCTAGAAGAGAAAAAAGATTATTAGCAAAAACCTTTTAAAGGCAAAAGTAGGATGAGTAGATAATGGGAAAAATAGATAGAAGATCATCAAAGCAAATGAACGTAGGACTTAATCCAGGTCCATATGAAGCTATTGTTAGAAATGTTTTAGATCCTAAATATAATGGATCTCTTGAAGTAGAATTGTTAAAAAGCACTGGATCAGGAAATGTTTCTAAAGCTTCGGGTCAAAGAGTAACTGCAAAATATTTGTATCCTTTTTATGGTGCAACATCTCCTAGTTCTGTATCTAATAATGTAGGTTATAAACATAGTCAACAAAGTTATGGAATGTGGTTTGTTCCACCTGACGTAGGAAATATTGTTATGGTTATATTTGTTGAAGGTCATATTAACAAAGCATATTGGTTTGGATGTGTACAACAAGAGTTAATGAATTTTATGATTCCTGGACATTCAGCAACTACTAATACAGATATAGATCCAGAGGAAAGAGCAGGTGGCGAAAAGGTTCCTGTTGTAGAACATAATAAAGTTCGTTGGGGCACCCAAACAACAAATAAAGCTAATATGGTTAATTTGAAAAAACCTGTTAATGAAGATTTAGAAAATGTTTTAAAAACTCAAGGACTGTTAGCAGATGAAACAAGAGGAATAACAACAAGTAGTGCTAGAAGAGAAGTTCCTTCTTCTGTATTTGGGATTAGTACTCCTGGACCTTTAGATAAAAAGACTGCTTCGTCAAATTTATCGAGATTAGGTGGAAGTACTTTTGTAATGGATGATGGGGACGATAAATTTATTAGAAAAACTAGTGCAAGTGAAGGTCCTTCAGATTATTCTAATTTAGAGTTAGGAGATGATGACGGAGATACAGGTTTACCTCATAATGAATTAATTAGATTAAGAACTAGAACAGGTCATCAACTTTTATTTCACAATACAGAAGATTTAATTTATATAGGTAATGCAAAAGGAACTTCCTGGGTAGAATTAAGTTCTGATGGAAAAGTAGATGTATATGCAGAAGATAGTATAAGTTTTCATACAAAAAATGATTTTAACTTAACAGCAGATAGAGATATTACTATGGAAGCAGGTGGAAATATAAACATTAAAGCAAGTGGACAAACTACTGCTGAAAAAGATACAAAAGGAAAAATTCAAATTGAATCTGCTTCAAAAACTAGTCTTGTAGTAGGTGAAGGAACATATATTACAACAACAGGAAATTTAGAAGTTAATTCAACAGGTGAAACAAAAATTACATCAGGAGGAGGATCACATATTAACTCAGGTGGTAATCATTTAGAGACTGCACCAGAAATTCATATGAATGGTCCTGCGGCGGGTATAGCCATACAGGCTGTAGAACTTCCTACGCATAAATTACCTGGACATGAAGAATTACCTATATTAGCACAACGTTCACCACAGCATGAACCGTGGATACAACACGAAAATTTAAACCCTGTAGCATTTAAAAGTACATTAACAGATAGAGATAAAACAGAAACAGTTAAAAATGATCTAGAGATTACACCTATACCAGATACATTTAAAAACGCAAGGACTTAATATTATGACTATACCAGTACATAGAGATACAGATTCACGTGTTTGTGGAGCATCTACAACTGTTGCAGGTAATACAACTGTATTTGCTAATACTTTATTAGTATCAGTTGATAGTGATCCAAACAGTCATGGTGGAGGATCTTTAACAGCAACAAGTAATGCTGTTTTTGCCAATAATAAATTAGTGGTACATAACGCACCAGATTCTGCTTCACCAGATGCATTATGTCCTATCCCACCGCATTGTGGGCCTGATACTTCACAAGGATCACCTGATGTATTCACGGGTTAATTTGAAGGTTAAATAATTATATGAGCACAAAAGAAAAAGCATTGTACAAACAAATTGAAGTTAAGTCTAAAAACAAAGATAAGGCTTTAACTACCCAAAAATCTTATAAAGGAATTAGTACTGCTAATCCAGATAATACTAGTTTTACACTTCATAATATTGCTTTAATTAAGCAAGACATAATTAATCATTTTCATATTACTCAAGGGGAAAAATTAGAAAATCCAGAGTTTGGAACAATTATTTGGGACGCAATTCATGAGCCATTAACGGATGATTTAAAAGAAGCATTAACAAAAAATGTTACTGAAATAATCAATTATGACCCTAGAGTAAAAGTTAATGATGTGGTTATAACTCAATACGAAAGCGGACTTCAAATTGAATGTGATTTAACTTATCTTGCTTACAACATATCTGAAGCAATGATGATGAAATTTGATGAGGAGGCTGGGTTAATAAATTAACAGAGCAGTTAACTAACACAAATAAATATGTTTAAAACAGGATAAAACAATGATAGCAAGTTTTGTATATACAGCGTCAAATAGTTATATTACTACAATAATAACCCATACCGATGGTACAGTCCATACGGTTGTTAAACCTAAACCTAAAGGAAAATAATGTCATCTACAAATAGACAAAATAGATTGTTATTAGCAGAAGATTGGGAGAGAGTTTATCAATCTTATAGAAATGCAGAGTTTAAAAGTTACGATTTTGATACAATTCGTAGAACGCTTATTAATTACATAAGACAAAATTATCCAGAAGATTTTAACGATTATATAGAATCAAGTGAGTATCTTGCATTAATAGATATGATTGCGTTTTTAGGTCAAAATATTGCTTACAGAATAGACTTAAATGCAAGAGAAAATTTTATAGAATTATCTGAACGAAGAGAATCAGTTTTAAGATTAGCTAGACTATTAAGTTATAATGCTAGAAGAAATCAAGCGGCAAATGGAATTATTAAAGTAGAAACAGTTTCTACTACAGAAAATATAATGGATAGTAATAATTTAAATCTATCAGGACAAACTGTTACTTGGAATGATCCTGGTAATGTAAATTGGTATGAACAATTTGTAAAAGTTTTAAATTCTGCATTACCAGTTAATGAAAAATTTGGGAAACCAGTTAAAAAAGATACGATAGATGGTATACCTACAAATACATATAGATTTGCTTCTATAGGAACAGATGTTCCAGTGTTTAATTTTTCAAAACAAGTAGATGGAAGAAATACAGATTTTGAAATAGTATCAACTACTACAGAAAATTCATCTATTATAGAAGAAGTACCATTGGCAGGTAGAGCAGTATCTATGATTCACAGAGATGACGGTAAAGGTAGTGGTAGTAATAATACTGGATTTTTTATGCATTTTAGACAAGGTATAATGGATGTAGGTAATTTTAATGTTACTACTCCAAGTTCTAATCAAGCAATTAATATTGATGCTACAAATATTAATGATACAGATGTTTGGTTATATTCTACAAATGCTAATGGCATTGAAACTAATCTTTGGACAAAACTTTCAGCAACAGAAGGAAATAATGTAGTTTACAATAGTACAATTAAATCAATTAAAAACATTTATTCTGCAGTTACTAAAACAGACGATAGAGTATCATTACAATTTTCTGATGGAACTTTTGGAAATTTACCTCAAGGATCTTTTAAAGTTTATTATAGAACAAGTGATAACAGATCATTTAGAATAGTTCCAGATGATATGCAAAATGTTGAAATAGATATTCCATATATTAGTGAAAATGGAAAATCGGAAACATTAACAATGGCATTTTCATTAAAATATACTGTAGACAATGCTACTATAAGTGAAACAAATGACAACATACGAGCTAATGCACCTTCTACGTATTACACACAAAATAGAATGGTTACAGCAGAAGATTATAATATTTCTCCTATGGCAGTTAATCAAGAAATTTTAAAAGTTAAATCAGTAAACAGAGTATCAAGCGGTGTGTCTAGATATTTTGATTTAATTGATAGCACAGGAAAGTATAGTAATACTAATTTATATGGTAATGATGGAATAATTTATAAAGAAGAATTAGACGATTTAGGTACATTTACTTTTACTACAAGAACAGACATTGAAGGAAATCTTATTAATACAATTGAACCAGGATTGTCAACTAAAAGAGTTTATAACTTTTATACTGATAAATTTCCAAAAATTTTATTAACTGATATTAATCCAGTATGGACTCAAGTATCTAAAGCAACAAATCAAAGTACAGGTAATTTACAAGATGCAAATTCAACAAAATATCAAGTAGGAACATATACAGCAAGTCAATTAAAATATATTGAAGCTGGTGCTCTTTGTAAATTTGAAGCACCAACAGGCTATCATATTATGTCTGATGGAACATTAATGGCGGGTGCGGCGGACCATGCCGGAGCATCTACTTATAAATGGACAGGAGTAGTTAGTGTTTCTACAGATGGTACAACTGACCTTGCAGATGGTTCAGGTGCAATTAAATTTAATGATATTATACCAAGTACTGCAATATTAACACAAATTATTCCTAAATTTAACAAGTATCTAAGTACTGATGTTAAAACACAAATAATT